AAGAGTCCGCACGACGAGCCGCCATATCTTGGAGTTTAGCACGTTCGGGTCCGGTTCTCATACCTAAGGATTCATCTTCCCTGGCACGAAAGCCTTGCTCAAAGCCTCCTCGCTGGTATTTTTTCTTTTTCATTTTCATAACTTTTCTCCTTTGTTAAAAATGTCCTTTGAAGCCTGCTCCACCACGGAACATGGTTTCTGCGACTTCGCCTTCGTCAAATTGGAGGCTCACACCTCCTTCTGCTTTCTTGCCTATACCGGGCCATATCCTTTTAAAAAATTCCTCAAAAGACATTTGAGCAGAATAATCCCTTGACCCTTTACTATCATAAAAATAATTACGAGCCTTTTGTTTATCTTGTGTCGACATTTACGATACTCCTATATAAGTGTTACCTCTAACAGCGACGCCGACTCCTCTAACCTTTTGAAGCTTGCCCCTTTTAACTGGATACACTTTTTTTCCTGTGTAAGGATCAATCAAAAGGTTCATATCTATTTTTCCCATGCCAACGCCTCCTACTCTAAAACCTTCTTCATCATTCATTTTCTTTGCACGAACAAGCATTCCCTTGGCAGCACCTTTCGTTGTGTGCATTTGTTTTGCCATTTGCCCGGCTAGTCCTTTAGGTCGTTTCATACTGTTCTCCATAACATAGTCACAAGCAATACAATTATAGTACCGGCTCCTCCTATCAATATATGTTCTAAACGTCGTATACGTAAGATAGTTTCTTTCCACCGTTCGGCACATACTGCTTCATGTGTATTCAATCTCGCCTCCACTTTCGACACATTCGTTCTCGCCATGTTAATTTCCTACTTTATAGTCTTTCCGTATCTTCTCCCTTGCTATCCTTGCACGCATTTGTGCAATATCTTCAGAGGAGTCAATTTTCTCACGTGCCAAGTCTTGTCTGCCCTCCTCACGACTTGTTTCAAACTCCATACGGGTATCAAACTCTAAAGCCTTACGTTGAATATCGGTTGATTTAATCTCAAGTTCTTTTTCACGCAACATGACCAATGGATCCACCTGATCTCCTCCTGGAGGCATCAAGGTGGCAAATACTTCTTCGGTATATTGCGCGATTAATTCTGCTACACGAGACTCGCCATCTATTAAAGGTTCGGGTTGCCCTGCTGCCTGGGCCTCTTGTGCTTGTGTCATCGCTTCCATCATCGCTACTCCTCTCGCTTTAAAGGCAATATGCTCACAGATATGTGCAAGCAGTAATGCAAAAATAGCGGGGGTGGAACCTACCACCGGTGTTTTCATAAAGGATAAATGTGCCTTCATATGTGCATCTTGGTCTTGTTCTTTAAAAGCCATTAAATTTTCCTGAATAATCGCACGAGCATTCTCTATAGAAGGATCCGTCGGCTGTGGTGGTTGAGGGGGAGGCAATATTGCCTGAATATTCTGCACACCAACAGCCTCATAGATCCTTCTATACGCTTCATACATATTGTGCATTTGGGGATTAGATTGCGCCAACTGTAATTGCGTCTGTGCCAATGCTAGTCGTTGCGACACCGAGAAGATGTTAGGGTCGGATACAGGGAGTACATCTACCCTATCATCAAAATCCATTTGTTTTACGAAAGCCTCCGCTCCCCACACATTATAGGGGTAGGTCGGGGGCATCGACTCTGCAAACACTTTGGCTAGCATACGAAATTCTTGTTTTTGTGCGTAGTGTAACCGTTTTTGAATAGCGGACATTACCTTGGAGCCACGTTCCAATAAAGCAACCGTTGTGCCAACCGCTGCTTGCTGATTGCCATCACCCACTTGCATATCAGTAATGGCGGCAAAGCGTCTCCCGGCGTCAACTACAAAACCTAATAATTGCATTAATGTTTGACTGGGCTCCTTGTAAGGAAGGGGGAGGATACTATCCTTTAAAGCCCCACCAGGGACATCAATATCTCTAAATTCGCCGGGAGACAGGGGTTCGTCAGGCTCGCGAATACGAATGCCTCTGGCTTTAAAGCCAGCAGGAAGATTGGCAAGAGTACCCGCATCGATGAGTTGACGAAGAATGGAGGTGGCGGAACGACCCAGGCCACCTATCATATGTAATAATCCAAATCCGTAAAAGCCTAGTCCCGGCAAAAATTTGTAATGGGCAAAGTATTGGAGCTTTTTATAATACTCATCGCCCTCTTTCCAGTTGCGACGAATAGAAAGCACTTTTGCACTCTCTAAATCAATGGTTACGATATAGGGAAGTTTGATACCGGTCTCTTCTCCTTCTATAGGGTCCCTATGTTCGTATCCTGGTATATCTAAACTGGTGTGTACTTCTATTAAAGTACAGTCATCATCAATGGATGTTTTGGAAATTCCAGAAAGCTCACGCTCTTTGTCGCGCAGCTCATTGTCCAGTTCGTAAGGCTGTAGCTCAATGTCTCGATAAAACCCTCCCGCCTGTAATTTCCTTACCTCATTCTCTAACATACGAATAACATGCGTTACACGCGCAGCGGATTGTAAATCGGTGGCATTGTAGGGAACCACTAAATCATCGGCGGGTACAAAACGGGACACCGCCCTGTCTAATGTTTCATCAAAATATATTTTTTTAAAAGCACTTCCCGCTAATGGTAAATAAAACAGGAGCCGATCCAGTTCAGGGTCGTATTCCTCCATGACGTGCATAATCTGATAATTCATAAAGTCCTCAACGCGTTGCGCCTGTGCTTCCGTCTCAGGGGTATTCGCCCCAACGATCTGTGCACGTACGGGCCCGGATGCGGGTAATAATTCCTTATACGCTTGTGCTTGAAACTGTGTTACCGCTTCGGCAATCACCGGATGGGTGACACCACTTGCTCCACGGAACGGTTCTTCGCGTTCTTGATATTTCAGTCCTAACAGCTCCAGTCCTTCGGAATAAGCATTTTCCCAGTCCTGGCGGCTTTCACGATCTTCTTTATATCGGGCAATAAGTTCACTGGATATTTCCATGAGCACGCGTTCGTCCAGCGCTTCAGCAAGATTAGCGTCCTGCTCGGATAGCATTTCTTCCTTTACCGCGTTTTCAAAACTCAAAACAACAGAGCCGTCTTCTTCCTCCGTAATTTCGGAGGGTTCCTCTTCGACTTCCTCAACCTCTACTTCCTCCTCGATCAAGTCTTCCCCTACCGGCATCCCTGCGCCGGGCAGTGGAGTGTCAATTTGGGAAGGAGGTAATCGTTCTGCCATTGTTTATTTTCCCTTTGTTAAAACTGTCCTTTAAATCCTATAGGTTTATGTCGCATAACGCCACCTAGATTTCTCTTTTTCTCTTCTGGATTACTATACCCTCTTCTAACTTTTGGTTTCTTTTGCTTCTCACCTACTCGGTCTTGAATTATCTTAATGTCTTTCTTAATGTCTTTCTTTATACCCGGAGTAAATATTGCGAGAGGAGCAGCAACGGTCGCCAGAGTAGTTGCAAATAGTATTTCATCTATACTGAAAGCTGTTTTTTTAAGAACGGCATCATCAGACTTCTTATATTTTTTAACTAATTTTTTAGCTAATTTTAGCGTTGGTTTCCATGCTAATTTTGCTAGTGTCACCCCTCCTACTATTACTGGTACTGGCATTGTTTATTTTCCCTTTTTCTTAACGGCTTTGGTCGCTATCTTATTGCCGTTCTTTACCGCACCTATCATGCCCATGCCACCTTTAGCTATACGATAACCAAAAGAAGCACTAATACTAATATAAATACAATTAGCAAACCAATCGGGCGTGCTCTCATCTAAAAAAACAAATCCTTTTTGCACAGCATCTTGCGTCCAAGGTATAAAGCATCCCGCTAAAACCGC